AAAAGAAGATCATTATCCAACGGTAGGGGACATATGCTGGTTTAATGGACAAGCAGCCACCTTTAGTGGACATAAATTTCAACACTCCCCAACAGTAGGCGATATATTTTTATTTCCTAATTGGTTAGCCCACGGCGTTTATCCTTTTAGAACAAAGAACGAAGAGAGAAGATCGGTATCTTTTAATTTACAATTAATCAAAAAAGAAAAAGATCCTCAAGTGGGAAATGCAGAGACAGCCCGCCGAAAAGAATTTTATAAAGAAAAAAAATAATGATTGATATTAATAAAACGCCCATGGTCCGTGTGACGTGGGTAGATGCTCGTGATATGGAAACAGGGTGGCTTGAAATAAAAGAAATTCTTAATGCACCATTAGCCCTGTGTCAGGAAGTAGGATGGTTAGTTGTTAATACTGAAGAGAAAGTAGTAGTAATGAGATCGTTTAGTGAAGAAAAAGATGCAACAGGAAAACTTGATCAAAATGGTGGAGGATCTATAGCTATTCCAAAATGCTGGATACAGAAAATAGAATATTTAAAAGTGGAATATGCAACACAATAAAAACACCAAATTTGTTATGTATGTTGATGATTTTTTGAGTAAAGAAACATTACACTCTCTTCAAGAGACGCTAGTAAATTTAAATTACGAAGAGGTAAAAAATCCTGCAGGACAAGAATATGGCTTTAGACATACTTTTCCCAACAGTTTTCATGATGATCCATTATTAAAAATTATTAAACAATATTTTTTTCCTCATAGAAATTTGAAGCCCATCTCCGTGAGTGCTCATTCAAGACAAAATAAAAAGGAGCCTTTATTTCACACCGATGATGAGAAAGGAAATGTAGCAAACTTTCTTTTTTTTGTTAAAGGTGAACCTCTTCTTAATAATGGAACAGGGTTTACGCATGATAATCAATTATCTTCACACATTGGTTTTGTAGAAAACCGAGCTTTATTTTTTAACGGAATGAGAATACCTCATTCGGATTTACAATCTTTTGGTGAGAGTTCCAAGAGATTTACACTTAATATTTTTTACAAAGATGCAGACTAAAATTTTTATAGGCACACCGTGTTATGGTGGAATGATAACAGCAGATTATTTTAAAAGCTGTTTACGTTTAGTGAACGAAGCACCTAAACACGATATTGCTTTACAATTTGGAACGGTAGGAAATGAATCTTTAGTTACCCGAGCACGAAATACTTTAGTACAATTATTTATGGATGATCCTGGAAATTATACCCATCTTCTTTTTATTGATGCGGATATTGGGTTTAGTGAAAAAACAGTATTTAGAATGGTAGATTTAGATAAAGATGTAGTTACAGGAGTGTATCCTCGAAAAGCTATTGACTGGAGAAAAGTAAAAAAAAGAATTACTAATAATCCCGACATAGATATAGATGAACTTCATGCAGCTTCCCTAGAATATAATATTAATGTGAAAACACCAGATAGGATTGAAGTAAAGAAAGGTTTTATAGAAGTATTAGACGGGGCAACTGGATTTATGTTGATAAAAAGACAAGTATTTGAAAAAATGGCTAAAGCTTATCCTGAACTTAAATTTAAATCGGATCAGCATCTTAATCAACCGCATGATACTCAATTTAATTATCATGATACATCGGATTGGAATTATGCTTTTTTTGATACAATGATTGAACCAGAAACTAAACGCTATCTCTCAGAAGATTATGCTTTTTGTAGATTATGGCAGAAAATAGGAGGTTCTGTTTATGCCGATGTTGTAAGTGGTCTTAATCATCATGGTACCTATGTCTTTAGAGGAAATGTAGGAACTCAATTCTTGCCAGAAAACAAGAAATAATTTAGTATGTGCTTGCATGCAATTAACCGATTTAAAATTTCAACCTGGTGTAGATAAACAGGATTCTCCCTATGCTGCTGGAGATGATCGACGTTACGTTGATTCTCAATTAGTACGTTTTCACTACGGAAAACCCGAGAGATGGAAAGGATGGGGTTATCTCCCTAATCCTAATGAAACCATCATTGGGGTGGTAAGAGATACACATTCTTGGTTTTCTTTAGATGGTACAAGGTATTTAGCCCTAGGCACCGATAGAAAACTTTATTTATATTCGGAGGGAGCAATTTTTGATATAACACCTATCCGTGAAACTGCTTCTCTAACCAATCCTTTTGAGACAACTTCAGGAGGAGCAGGAGTCACGGTTACGGATGCCAGTCACGGAGCTGAGGTAGGAGATTTCGTTCAATTTGATAATGGAAGTGCTACTAATACTGTGGATGGATTAGAATTTAATAATGAGTTTGAAATAACTGCTATTATTGATAGCAATAGTTACACCATTACTTTTCCTTCAAATGCTACAGGAACAACGGCTGCTGGCGGAGGATCGGTTACAGCAAGTTATCAAATTAATGTAGGAAATTCGACATCAACATATGGATATGGATGGGGAGTTTTAACATGGGGTAATAGTACATGGGGTACACCTCGATCTTCTTCCAATGTTACTATTTATGCACGTCAATGGTCTTTAGATAATTTTGGAGAAGATTTAATTGCTACCGTGTTAAATGGTGGAACTTATCAGTGGGATAAATCAAATGGTACAAGTACAAGAGCCGTGAGCCTTGGGGCAACAGCCCCGGTTGCTTCTCGGTTTAACTTAGTCTCGGCTGATACAAGACACTTATTTTTATTTGGTACATCCACTACTGTTACTGATGCCGCAACTCAAGATGATTTATTTTTTAGATTTGCTGATAGAGAAAGTTTAACAACATGGGCTCCTACTGCTACGAATGAAGCAGGTTCTCTTCGTATTGCCGATGGTTCACGAATTGTAGGAGCCGTACGCTCAACGGGGCAAATACTTGTATGGACCGATACATCTTTGCACGGTATTCAATTTGTAGGTACTCCTTTTACATTTGGTCAACGTCAACTGGGGGCTAACTGCGGATTAATAGCACAGCATGCAGCTATTGATGTAAACGGAAGAGCTTATTGGATGGGCGATGATGCATTCTATATGTATGATGGTGTTGTTAAAAAGATGCCGTGTTCTGTTCAAGATTATGTTTATGATGATATTAGTTTTACTAATAAAAATGATATAGCTTGCGGGGTTAATCCTGAATTTAATGAAGTTTTATGGTTTTATCCTTCGTCTAGTGCTACTCAAATTGACAGAGTAGTAGTATATAATTATTTAGAAAATACATGGTATACATCTACACTTGGAAGAACAACATATCTTGGAAATTATACCTATGAATTTCCAATTTCTAGTGAGTATGATACAACGGTTACAGCTAATGCAACTACAAGCACAGGAGTTTCTAATACTCCCATTGGTGTAACAGCAGGAGCTTCTTATGTCTATGAACAAGAAAAAGGAAATAACCAAGCTAACGGGACGGCTATTGCAGCTTCTCTGACAACAGGATCAATTGAAATTGGAGATGGTGATCAATTTATGTCAGTTAGTAAGTTTGTTCCTGATTTTACAAGTTTATCTAAGGAATTAACCATTACTCTTACATTAGAGGATTATCCTCAATCGACTACATCGCAGACTACTTTAGCCAATGTAAGTAGCACAACACAGAAAATTAATGTAAGAGGAAGAGGAAGATCAGTAAAGTTGAATTTTTTAACCAATGTTGCGGATGAAACAAACTGGAGACTAGGTTCAATGAAACTGCAACTTAGACCAGATGGAAGAAGATAATGGCTAAAATAACAATTACACGTTTACCTAATGCAACACCCGAATATCAACAATCACAGATAGATCAAATTATGCGTTTACTAGAGCAAATTATTTTAGCTCTTAATACATCGTATGCTCAAGATATAGAAGATAAGTCTGGAGGAAGGAGTTGGTTTCTTGGCTGATACATTTAAAAATTCTTCCCTTGATGTTACTACTACCGATTTAACGGCAGTATATACCGTTCCATCGGCATCACCAGGGGTAACAGGCACTGCTCCTGTTTTTCCAACAACAGGTGTTGTGAAATCTATTTTGGTGGCTAGTGATTCAGCTAATGCCACTCTCGTTGATATTAAATATTTAGACTCAAGTGCCACAGCTACTTTTGTTTTATTTAATCAAAAAAGTATTACGGCAAATAATACAGTAGAATTACTAGAACAACCTTTAGTGTTGGAAGAAAGTGATATATTATATGTTCAAGCTAATGCTGCTAATCAAGTTCATGTGACAGCTAGTGTGTTAGAAATAACAAAAGGAGATCTATAATCGACCTTCATTCTTTATTTATTACTCCTGTATTTTCTTTAAATTTAGCGGGTTATGAAGATCTTGTGAAAGAAATTAAAATTCTTCAAGGAAAAGAACCTCAAACTATTGAAGGAAAAAGCACTAAAGGAGGATGGCATAGTCATGATTATCTTCATGAAAATGAAAAATTTAGTACATTAAAATCAGAAATCGTTAATTTATCCCAAGAAGCGATGACCCATTTAGATATAATAGATGAAATGATTCCCTCCATGACAGGCATGTGGGCCGTGGTCAATGGTCCGGGAAGCAGTAATCGTCTTCACAATCACCCTTATAATTACCTCTCAGGCGTGTTTTATTTACAAGTCCCTCCCAAAAGTGGAGCTCTTGTTTTTCATGATCCACGTCCTCAATCGGAAATTCTTTCTCCTCCTAAAAAAGCAGGAGAGAGTATTCATACAAGCCACCGAGTTTCATGGAACCCTAAACCCAACGATTTATTATTTTTTCCCTCTTGGCTATATCATGAGGTTGAGGAAAATAATTCTCAAGAAGAGAGAATTATAATATCATTTAATCTGGAATTAAAAAGGAGTAAGAAGCATGACTAAAATTGTTGAAGAAGCTAAACAACTTGGAACAGTAAAACTAAATGATGGAAGAGAAATACCTAAAATGAGTTGTCGATCAGAAACTCTTATAACTAATATTAAGACAGGTCATGAATATTCTTCCGAAGAAGAAGTAGAAAAAGATATTAGTAATCCTACTACAGAAACTAAAGAAGAACATATACGAAGAGATGTTAAGATTTTTGCCCCTCGATTAGCTGATATGATTGCTCCTTCTAAAAAAGACTAAGCGCTACACGCTTCACATTCCGTATCAGTAGAGTTACCCTGCAACATTACCTGCTCATCCGAAGTATTATGACACCCACACCCTTTTAAATGCTCTTCTAATACTTTCTCTAATCTTTCTTTGTCTCGTTCCACGGCTAATAAACGTTCGTGATATCTGCTCACCTTATCTGCAAGGGTAGCTATAGCCTTCAATATTTCTTGATTTTCCATAATAACTCCTGTGATTCTAATTTTTGGGTGAGATCTAATTTAAACACATCATTGATTTAAATCAAGTTGATTAATGTCAAATAATAATAATTGTTTTCTTGACAATAAAAATATGGTATGAAACATACAAAAAAAGAAAGAAAAATGAAATTTTATACTCTTGATAATGTAATTTCAAAAAACCAACTTTTTAGACTTTATAATACTATTACTCAAACACATGGTTGGTCTTTAAATAGAACATCAAAAGGTTTTAATGATTTAGAAGCCGTGGGTTTTCCTGGAATGGTTATAGAGGAAAAAGAAAATTTTTATAATCCATACTTAGCGGGTTATTTTCATTCTTTATTAGACAACATTAACTTAAAATTTGAAAAAGAATATGATTTTAGTTTACCTTCCGATATTTATCGTATTCATTTAACGGCTAAAAATAATACTAGTGAAACATCTTTTCATCGAGATTCTCCCGATGATTCATGGACTATATTAGGTTTTATTACACCTGTGTGGAAACTAGAAGATGGAGGTGAATTTAAACTTGAAGGTGAAATTATTCCTTACATTCCAGGAAGATTTATTATTTTTAGATCTAACTTAGTACACAATGGAGGTTTTGTTAAAACCAATAATCTAGATTATTGGAGACTAAGTTTAAACATTATATTAAATATTAAAACATGAAGACTGAAGAAAACATTTTTTTTAATTTTTATACTACTCCTCGTTTATCTATTAATTTAACTGATGAAGGGGGACCTTTTGGATTAGATATTCATACTGCCTTAGAGATATGTTATCTTATTAATTTTTATAAATGTGATAGTATTTTAGAAACAGGAACTAATACAGGAGATACTACAGAATTTTTAGCTAAAACATTTACTCATTTACCTATTGAAACATGTGAAATAGAAAAAGATTTATCTTTGGTTGCCCGCTATAGATTAAAAAACTATATGAATGTGGATGTGGGATTTGAAACAAGTAAAGATTTTATTTTAAGAACAGTACAAAAATATTCTTTTCCTTTTTTCTTTTTAGATGCTCATTTTTTTGAACAATGGCCTTTAAAAGATGAACTTTCGTTTATTAAAAAAGGGGTAGTATGTATTCATGATTTTAACATAAAAAATGTAAATTATTCTTATAATTCTTACCAAGGAACAATGTGTGACTCCTCTTTAGTTGCAGAACATTTAAAACACGATGTTACTATATTTACGAACAATCCGAAAGGTAATTACCCTTATCCAGTGCTACAAAAAAAGAGATTAAGTGGAAGAGGATATTTTGTAATAGGTAAAGATTCTCATGGTTTTGACCAAAATAACCAATTTAAATTATTAGAAAAATAATGAAAGATTTAACCTTCTATATTAAACATTATAAAAATGTTCTTGATAAAAAAATATGTAAAGAAATTATAACTCAAGCTGATTTATCTTTTTTCCCTTCTAGTATTTCAGGAGGAAAAGTAGATACTACTATTCGTAATTGTTATGATAAAAAATTAGATAAAAAATTTGATAAATATTTATTTGATGCAGTAGCCTCTATTATCAAAACATATGGAGAAGAATTTAGATATTTTTCTACAGGTTTAACTTGTGAAGATACAGGATATGAACATCTTCTTTATATTGGAGATAAAAAAGGATGTTATAAAGAACACACCGATCATTTTGATCTTAATCCTCGAGTACTCAGTATTTCTTTTCTTCTTAATGATAATTATGAAGGAGGAGAATTTTCTTTTTTTGGAGGAGAACATATTTTACCTAAAGAAACGGGAAGTGCTATAGTTTTTCCTAGTAATTTTTGTTTTCCTCATGCCGTGTTACCAGTAACAAAAGGTGATAGGCATGCTATAATTACATGGATTCGGTAATGAAAAAATCAGAAACTATTGTAATGGGGAAGATTATAAAAAAATATAAAATTCCTCTAAAACATATTAATGAATTAAATAAGAAATATGATTCAATTAAAAATAAATTAACCGATTATGGCCATCGTTTAGCGGGGAGATTAGACACCGAACTTAATATTACATCTATTCTTCAACAAACTTCTATTTATCCGTATTTGGTAAAATGCATGACAGATTATATTAATGATGAACAAAAGTTTTATATATTACCTTCACAAAAAATAGATTTAGAAATTATTGCTTGTTGGATTAATGATATGGTAGCAGGAGAATATAACCCTCCCCATACACACCATAACGGAACAGGATGGTCAGTTGTTTTATTTTTACAAGTTCCAAATTTTATTAATGATGTAAAACATGCTCAAAAATTTAGAGATGGGCAATTAGTTTTTATTGATAATGCTAGTTCTTCTACTCATTATATGAATCCTGTGGTGGGAGATTTTTATATTTTTAGAGCAGACCAATTACATGCGGTAATGCCTTTTAAAACTAAAACACCTAGTGAAATAAGACGGTCAATGTCATTTAATTTTATATTAAAAACAAATGTCTAACATAGAAATAGATCAACACGATTTGTTTATACAACGATGTTTTACATGGAAGTTTGAACATCATGATAAATATGTTCCTTTAATTGATCAACTTTTATTAATTAGTAAAAATAATTTATTAGACATAAAAGAAGAAACACAAACTAATGTTTATGCATGGAGAAGTCGATGGAAGTTACATCAAGATTTTCCTATAATGAACGAATTATGTAATGAGCTTACTCAAGTAAGTAAACAAATTATAAAAGGGGAAGGAGTAAAAAATTGGGATGATCTAGACGTATGTGATTGTTGGATAAATATATTTAAAAAAGATGATTATGCAGTGCCCCATATTCATAATGTACACAATTGGTCTTTGGTTTATTTTTATAAAATGCCTAAAAATTCATCTTCTTTAACTTTTCATAATTCTTATGGTATTACTGTTAAAACGGATAAAAGAGAGTATTCTCCTACTATTGATATTAAGGCACAAGAAGGAACTGTTATTTTTTTTCCCGGTTGGGTTCATCATTCAGTAGATAAAAATCAATCGGAGGAAGATAGAATAACAATTGCTATTAATTTTGAAGATAAGTTTAAAAATAATGTTTAATTTTAATAAAGATAAAGAAATAAAATTTATTATAACGGATAATTCTCTAGAGGATATTGTTCCTCATCCTCAACCAGCTTCTCATTTTATTCCTCAAGAATATAAAAAATTAGAAAGATTTGTTGATGGAGATTTACATAAAGCTACAATTAAAACTTGTATTCCTTTTCTTGATTCATTAACTGCTGGATATATTATTCCCTTTGATCAAGACTATTTAGTAGATCCAATAGAAGATGATTTTAGTATAATTCCTGCTAATCGAAAAATAGGAGATATTGGAGCACATGATAATGTTCAACTCCCTAAAGAATGGAGCAAAATGATAGGGAAAGAAACAGGGAAATTTATAAATAAATGGTTAATTAAAACTCCACCAGGATATAGTTGTTTATTTGTTCATCCATTTAACAGATTTAGTGAACAAAGATTTGAAATAATAGCAGGCGTAGTAGATACTGATACATATGTAAATCTTATTAATTTTCCTTTTTTATTAAAAAAACGTGATAAACAATTTTTATTTAAAAAAGGAGATCCTATGGTTCAGCTTATACCTTTTAAAAGAGAAAAGTGGAAAAAATGGTCGGGTTTTTATATGGAAAGACTTCATCGAAAACATTTAACTATGTTAGGAACTAAATGGGTAGATAAATATAAAAACTTTTTTTGGCAAAAAAAACATTGGAAATGAGTTATATATACATTCAAGATAATTTTTTTGAAAAAAATATTTTTAATGAAATTAAAAATACAATTGATACCTATTCATATTTTCCCCCTGGTTTAGAAAACATAAAAGATTATGGAGGATGTTATTGGTTTGAGCATAACTTACCTAGAGGATGTGATGTACAAAAAGTAGTAATAAAAACTTTACAAGAGAAAATGAATCTTAGTGTTGATGAAGATTTTAAAAGTGATAACAAAGAGGTTATAGAATGTGAGAGTAAATTTATTATGTCTAATGCTCAAGATGGAGCACGTCCCCATGCTGATCCTTGTCAACTTCAATGTTTAGTTTTTATAAAGGGAGAAGAAATAACAACAAATGGAACTT